GAGGAAGGCGAGACATTCGGCGAGCGGCCGCGTCGGCTGGCCGTAGGGCGAACCCGGCAGGCTCGCCCATTCCTTGTTGCACTTGCCGATCGCCACCGGCCAGTCGCCGGCGAGCACGTCGCCGAGCGCCTTGCGGCGGTCGATCAGGAACAGCGCGGCGGTGTCCTGGCTCGCCGGGCTGAAATCCTTGAGGCCGCAGGCGGCGGCGCATTCGTCCCAGGTGCGGGAGAGGAACTGATAGGCTCCGGCGGCGGTGCTGGTCAGCAACCGGCCGCCGAGCGGGCGGGAAATGCGCTGCCGGGGATGATCGGCGAAGCCGGCGAAGGTGCCGCCACCGAACAACGTGGAATAGCCGGCGCCTTCGGTCTTGCGGATCAACGCCAGGAAGGCGCGGGCGCGCTCGTTGCCGAGGATGTCGTCGTAATCCTTCATGGCGCGGCCTCGCCCGCGGGCAGGTCGCCCGCTGCCGGGTGGTGCGGCAGGTTGGCGATCATCAGCCGGGCCGTGGTGATGGCGATGATGACGGTCTGCTTCTGCTCTGGCGCCAGTTCGCTGGCGGCGGTAATCTGCAGGATCACCGGAAAGACCGCGTTAGCCATGGCCGTGAGGTCGGCCGGCGTCGAACTGACGGCGCAGGCGGTGACGACGATCGGTTCGATCTCCTTCAGTTGCGCCTTGATTTCCGGCGTCACCTCGGGCGTGACCTGCAGCCCGGCGACAGTTCCCAGAATGACCGGGCAGGCGTTGTCGCGGACCTCGGCGAGCGTCGGCGCGTGGCCGCCTGTGCTGGCGCAGCCGGAGAGCAGCGACCCGAACAGGAACATGGCGGCGACGGCGATGATGGCGGCGCCTATGGGGGTTTTGGCGATTTGTCTGGCGTTTAGCATGTTACGGACCCTGTTATGGAAAACTGGCGAGGCGGGCGGCGACGAGGAAGGCGCCGACCAGGAAGGTGGTGACGAGGATGCGGACATGGCGCGCGCGGCGGGCGGTCGACGTCCGCGCCGGGCCGTCGGTGGCCATGACCCAGACGGCCGACAGGCCGACGAACATGACGGCATAGCCGATCCAGAAGATGGCGGTGGGCGACAGGGTCATGGGCGTTTCTCCTCGACGAATTTGGGCGGATTGAGCCAGCATCCGCCGTCGCCGTGAAACAGGCGCGCCCGCGTCACGGCACACGGCGCAGCCTTGCAGTACCCGAAATTGGCGAGCCCCCAGCGCGGGGCGTTGGCGGTGACCGAATCCAGGTAGTGGCGGCAGTTGCGGCAAGCCATGTGGCGAGCCTACGCGCGCGCGCAAGGGGCGGTCAGGGGGGCGGGGTTGGACGGTGGGCAAAGAAAAGCCCCGCGGGGCGGGGCTCAGTGGTCCGGCTGGCGATTCATCCAGATCACTTTTTGCGGTGCCCCGTCAGAAAGACAACGGCCAGGCCGGTCAAAGCGAGGCTAGCTATGGTTGCTCCCGCCCAGGGCTGCTCGTGGATCGCGACATAGGCGCCGCCAGTGACGCCGGACATGCCGATAAGAAAGGCAAAGACCTGACCGAGCGTGCGTTCGACGAAAATGTACGTATTGATCCGCCTGTCCTCTGCACGCCGATGCTCGGCTTCGGTCTGCGTCTGGGAAATTACCCAGTCCACGGCGTCCGGCTTGAACTGGTGAAGGCGCTCCATCTGCGCCACCGGGATGATCGGGCTGTCGGTTTCGTGCTGCGAAACGGTCAATTCTCCGTCGCGGCGGTTAACCCTTGCGGTTGTCGACCTGTTGGCCATGTTGCGCCATGCCCCGCTTAAGATCCCCTGCTACGTGACGAAAGTCGCCGCGCAGGGCCGCCGCGTCCCTGGCGAACCCGCCTCGCGGGCGAATGTACGGCCGCTCGTCTCCCAGAACCAGCACGCGGCGCGCGCCTTCGATGAGGTTGCGTAGATGATCCATTAGGGCATCTTAAGACAGCTATCGCGATCCGTCCACCGGGTATTTGTAACACCTGACCCGGAGAAATCAATAAGAATCCAGGCTCGGGCCGGGCTAGGTGAGATGCTCAAAACAACCGGCCTCCGGGAAGTGGTAATACCCATCCTCCCCGAGAAACCGCTTCGCACAACTTCCAGGAACCGCATGAGCGCAGATCCGGCAGTCGTCTTTCGGGTCGGCGCCGAGTCGCGGCACACGGGGTCCGCATAGCTGTTCGACGGATTCGCCTGGGCGCGTGCGCATCGCACCCGATCCTCTCGTCGCCTCGGCTTTCATCGGCGCCGACTCGAAAAACGGCTCGCTCAAAACAACGCCCCTTGCACCGCCACCCAGGCCGCCTCGCCGCGCACGTTGTCCGGACGCTTGAGCGCCCGCTCGACGGCGGTGTGGCTGCAGCCGTACTTGATTCCCAATTCGAACACGGCCTCGCGCAGGCTGTAGCCATTAGCGACCGTCAGGCGGTCGAAGTCGGCGCGGATCAGGTCCTGATTGCGCGACCAGATAACCTCTTTCAGATTCGGCACGAACAGCTCGCCGCCCGGACTCCACTGGACGATGCGCGTGGCGGCCGGCTCGCCGACGATCTCGACCAGTTGCGCCCAGCGCCGGGCGCCGGCCGGGTTGCCGCCGCCGACGCGTGCCGGGACCGGCCACACCGCGCCCGGCCAGGCGGTGATCAGCAGCGCCGCCGCCTCGATCCCGGCGACCGCGATCAGTTCGCGCGCGGAACGCGGGAACAGCGGCAGGCGCGAGAGTTCGGCGAGCAGGTCGGGTGTCATCCGGGGTTCGCGGCGGTTTCGAGGCGCCTGGCGTGGATCTCGAGCGCCTGGACGACCTTGCGCAGCGTCGGCGCGTCGCAGAACTCTAGGACGGTATCCGCCCCGAGCATGCGCTCGGCGATGCCCTCGACGTAGCGCTTGCTCATTGCCCCGACCGGCGGGCTCTGCAGCGCGCCGACCTTCTCGGCGAGGCGGTAGATTTTCTTGGCCAACTCGCGGCGATCGGCGGGCAGCCTGAAGACGAAGCCCCAGGCGTTCGGCCGGGCTTGCCCGTTGCGGTTTAGGTGGTTCAGCACGCTGTCGAGGTCGAAGGCGCTCATGTCCTTGAGGCTGGCGTGTCCGGTGATCTGGACCTGCAGCTCGTGCCGGGTGGCGTCGTCTATGCCGAGCGCGCGACAGGCGGCATGCACGGCGCGGATGCGCGACTGTTTTTTCAGGACATCCATGGCTGATCGTCCTTCGATTCCGGAGCCATGCGGTCGCGGCGCGGGTTGCCGGGTGGAGTGAAGGCCGCGAAAAACCCTTCAAAATAGCCGTCGACCGCGGCGGCGATGACGTTGAGCGGCCACGGCGCACGCGGCCAGCGCGGCGCGCGCAGGGGAACGAGAAGGCGTTTCTGGCTTGGTGTCATCATAGGTTCCTTTCGGCTATGGCGGCCTGGCGCAGGCCCTCGCGGAAGCTGTCGCGCGCCAGCACGTACAACTCCTGGCGCAGCACGGCGTTGTCGCCGACGTGCCAGCGCAGCTTGTCGTAGGCTTGGCCGGCGGCCTCATGGACAATGGCCAGGTGGGTAGTGGTGAGATTGGGCGCGGTCATTTCGCCCGCCCCTTGCCGGCGGTGTCGACAAACAGTTCGACGAAGACGAAGACCAGCGCGGCGGCGTAGACCGCCAGCTCGAGGACGATCATGAGTTCGGCGTAGCTCATGGCTGGCCCTCACGCTTGTTCCAGGCTTCGGCTGCCCGCTGTGTCGTGTCGGCTGCGCGTTCTTCCGCCCGCCCCGGACGAATCTCCGGCCCGGCGGCCCCGCAGCGCGTGCACTGGGCGTAGCGCCAGCCCGGCTTCTCGCCGATCCTGACGGCGACGTTTTCCCCGCCGCAGAACGGGCACGGCTTGACCCTGTTCATGGTTGGCCCTCCGCATAGGCGGGGATGAAATGCTCGTGCTTTCCGCCGATCTCGCAGAGGTGCTCATGCACGTGCAGCGTGCCGTCGAAGCGGTCCCAGCGGATGGTCAGGTGGCGCGCGCATGAGTCCGCCTTCTTGCAGCCTTTTCCCGTGAGCGTCGGCGCTTTGCGGTCGCCGGATTTTTCGCGGCCCAGGCATCGGCAGAGGTCGTTCGGCAGCGGCAGGCGGCTCATTCTCCACCCCGCTCATTCCACCGATTGACCACCACGCTGGCGACCTGGTCGGCGACGTTCATCGCCCGCACCGCTTCCCCGAGCGCCGAGCGGCAGGACGCCAGCGCCCGTTGCTGGGCAACGACGATCTCGCGCAGCGCCGCGTTCTGGCGCGCCACGTCGATGCGCGCGGCGGCGCGGCGGGCGCGTTCGGTGACTTTCAGCTTCTTTCCCATGGCTTTCTCCTGACGTTAAAAACGACCTCCCGAAGCCGGCGCTTAACGCCCCGGCTTGAGGCGGGCGCCTCAGGCGACGGCATCCTTGAGCGCCTTCGCCGCCCGGAACTTGACGGCCTTGTGGGCCGGGATGTCCGCGGGTTCGCCGGTCCTCGGGTTGCGGCCGACGCGGGCCGGCGTGTCCCTGGAGACCAACTTGCCGAGACCGGGAATGGTGGCCTCGCCGGATTCGGTCAGAGCGGCGACGATGACATCGCCGGCGACCTTTAGGACGTGTTCTACGGCGGTCTTCGGCACGCCAGAGATCTGGGAGGTCTTGAGGATCAATTCGCTTTGGTTCATGGGTTACTCCTGGTGGTTGAAAAGGGTCGCGGGCTCAGGGCGCCAATTTGCCGGGGGGCCGGCTGCGGAAGGCCTTTGCTTTCTCCCCGCCCGCCGCGGCCGTTATCTGCCCCACGGGCCGCTGGGGTGGTCGTTCATGTCAGGTGGCCTCGTTCTCGGCGATCGACCATTCGGCCTTGCCTGGATAGAGGTCGCGGAGGCGCTTGAGTACCACCTCCGCGTCTTTTCCGTACAGCTTCTCCGCCAGCCGCTCCACCGCCTGACGCTCGCCGGCGGTGCAGGAGGCGCGCGTCTTGCCGAGGCTGGCGGTGTAGGTGCTGTAGCCGTACTTCACCGAGACAATGACTTCGTTCATCACGCCGCCTCGCTCAGTTCGACCTCGAACGGCACGACCACGAAGGATTCGGACTGGACGATCTTGAGGCCGGGGATGTTCCTGGCAACTTCCGGGGAACCCTTGATCGCCTCGCGGTTCAGGGTCGGCGTGTAGCGGACGAATTCGCGCAGGTCGGCGGCTTCGCAGGCGGCGATGACGTTTTCCTCGGTGTCGGTCAGGCGCACCGAGGGCGGATTCATGCGCCAGACGATCTGGCCGCTGGTGAATTCGACGGTCTTGACCTTGTAGTTGTTGGTCAGCGCCGCGCGGTTGGCCTCGGAGAAGATGCGCAGGCCTTCGGTGCGCTCGCCGATCAGCAGCCGGTAGGGCTCGGCGTCGCGCTCGTAGGCTTCCTTGATCTCGGCCAGGGCGTCGTTCATCTCGGCTTCGATGCGCTTGATTTCGCGGCTGGCGATGCCGATCGCGGCGATCGCTTCGGCGGCGGATTCGCGGCTCTGCGGCACGTCGACCGCGGCAGCGCTGGATTTGATGCGGGTTTTGGCCATGATCGGCTCCTAAAGTTGGCAGTAGGTGATGAGGGTCTTGCTTCGGGCCAGCGGGCCGCCGGGGGCGACCAGCGCCCGCCCGGCGTCGGTCAGGCGGACCGCCTCGCCCTTCTTGCCGTTGGGCGGGGTGACGATCAGCCCGGACCGGCGCAGGGCGCACATAGCCTGCGACGGGCGTTCGAAGCGGGCGTAAAGCTGGTCGCTGGTCATGCCGCCGGCAGCGCGCAGGGCGAGCAGGATCTGGTGATCCGTCGAGCCGACGACGACGCCGCCTTCGCGGGTCGGCCTGGTGATGACGCGGTCGCCAGGCATCACGCCGCCTCGCTGAACAGGCCGAGGAAGTCGCGCAGCTTGCGCAGCACGGGCGCGGTCATGCTGACGGTGCTGTCCTCGTAATAGATGTCGAGGCCGCCGGAGCTGAAAAGCGCGAATTCGGCCATGTCCGGGTCGACGATGATGATGTCGTCGGACAGCGCCTGCTGGTTCGGCGACACTGGCGAACCCGAAGTTTCGGCCGGGTTCGCCAATGCGTCCCTTGACGGTTCGTCAGTCGCGGCGCCCGTGGCTTCCGGGCGCTTCGGCTCCCACACGAAACCGTGACGCTGCGCCGATTCAACCAGGGCGTCGACGAAGCCATCGGAGGCGGCGCGCTCCTCGGGTGTTTCCGGTTCCGGCGCGGGCGGCGCGAGGTCGAATTCGAAATCGTTGTATTCGCGCGCGATCTTCGCTGCTTCGGCCTTGGTCTCCAGATCCGTCGCGATGGCGCCGACCGCCGCCACCACGCCGTGCTTCGGCCGGTAGGCGAGCGGCGGCACGGCGCCGACCACTTGCGCGATCCAGCGGTCGACAATGCGCTCGCAAGCGACTTCGGAAAAGCACCGGACAAGTTCCCTGCGCGTGATGCCGTCGGCCCCGGCGCGGCGGATGACGGCCATGAAGGCGTCCTGGTCGAACGGTTGCTTGATACCCTTGGGCATGATGGTCTCCTCGGTTGTTACGGGTTCGTCTGGCGCTACGGTTTTCGGCGCCAGCAGGGGGTTGCGGAACGGACAGGCGGCGCGCCCGGCTGGGGTGATGCGGTAGCCGTCGCCGTCCTTGGCGATCAGGCGCTGGCGCGACAGGTCGGCGAGCGCGGGACTCCCACCGGGGAAGCGCTCCAACATTTCAGCGGTCGTCATCGCCCCCGCGCGCAGCGCCAGCAGGACGCGCCCTTCGGCGCTGTCGGCGGCATAGGCGCTCATGACTGCCACCGCCCGGCAATTTTTCAGGCTTCGCGCCAGGTGAAGCCGAGGCGCGCCCAGAGCTCGAAGGCATCGCAGACGCGCTCGTCGAAGCGGCGCAGGTGACGCGCGATGCGGCGGGCGGCTTTCATTGCTTCACCTCCGACCATTCGACGCTGCACTCGTAACGCACGGCCTTGAAGTCGTGCGCCGTGCGCCCGAGCAGCGGGTCCCAGTGCTGCCCGCTGGCGCAATCGTCCTTGAACAGGATATGCAGCAGCGGGCTGGCGGCAACGGTGATGCGCGGCCGGCGGTTGTGGGCGCCGATCTTGACGTTTTCGACGAAGACCCCCTGCGACACCAGCCAGCGCACGCAGGCGCGGACGTTGTCCAGGTGGCTGTCGATCTCGGCGAAGACGGCTGCGCGGCGGGCTTCGCCGGCGCGCCAGTCGTGGTGGGTTGCTTGTGCGGCGTGGTTCATGGCTTTCCTCCTGAAGCGGGTTTGAACGGGCAGGTCTGGCAGGCCTTCCAGATGCGCATGGCCTGCGGGTTGTGGGTTGGGGCGTGGCCGGCCGCGAGGCGCTGGCATTCGCTGACCGGCTGCTCGCCGCCGGTGCCGGGGCAGGCGCGGACGACGTGATAGACGTCGATGACGCGCGCGGCGAGCTTGGCGGACAGGGCGCAGGCGTCGTTCGGCGAGAGCACGCGGGCGAGCAGCACCCGGCTGCAGCCGAGGCGGGCGGCAACGCCGGCCTTGCCCTTGCGGTCGGCGGCAACAGCGGCGACCAGCAGCCGCAGGGCGAGGTCGCGGACTTGGGTTTCAGGCGCCATGGATCGCGTCCTCATCGGTGACCAGCGGCGCCCAGACGACCTCATCCTCGTTGGGGTCGTAGACGACCCGGGCGCGGCAGATCATGGGCGGGCGCGGGCCGGTGTTGCGCGCCGGGTCGAGGCGGTAGCGGGCGGGCAGCCCCTTGCCGCGGCGTCCCAGGCCCTTGCCGGCACGGGTGCGGATCAGATAGCCGGCCGCCGCCAGCCAGGTGATGTAGTGCTCGGCCGCCGAGAGGGTGACCGGCACCGCCTCGGTGCTGGCGTGCGCCGCCAGTTCGCGGGCGTTGAGGTCGCCGTCGAGCAGGCGCAGGGTGCGCCACATCTGTTCCTGGGCGAGCCCCAGCGTCACCCGGGTTCCGTCGCGCCTGAGGCGCGGGGCTTCGAGCCCCTCGTCCCGGAGCAGGCGCCAGCGACCTGCGACGGCGAGGTTGCCGACCGCGGTTTCTCCGGTCTTGCCGACGATTCCCGCCTTTTCCAGCGCCTGGCAGTAGGTCGTTACGGTGGTGTCGGCGACATCGGCGGCGCGGGCGATCGAGTAACGCGTCCAGTCGCCGTCGCCGCGGGCGCGGATCGCCTCCCAGATGCGCTGGCGCGGGCCCTTGCCGCCGGCGTATTCGGTAACGGGCTTGCGTGCCATCACGCGGCCCTCCGCGGCGCTTCGCCGGTGTAGACCGGGCGCTCGCCCCAGGCAGCGCGGTCGACCGCCTCCCAGCCCTCGAGGCTGGCGGCTTCGAAGATCGCGGCGAGGTTGACCGAGACGCGGCGCACGCTGCCGCTGGCGCGCTCGACCAGGTATCCGAGCAGGTCGCCGGCGACGCGGATTCCCGGGCAGTAGATCTGCGCCAGGGCGCCGGCATCGGCGAGACTGACGGGCTGCGCGGGGATCCACGAGAGGATGCGGCTGTGGAAGCGTTCCCAGCGCTTGAGCTTCTGCGGCAGCATTTCCTCGCCGAGCAGCAGCAGCGTCGCCTGGCTGCCTTCGTAGATGTCGCGCACCAGCTCGATCATGCTGTCGTTGCGGATGCAGTAATCGAACTCGTCGATCATCAGCATGCGGCCGCTGGTGGCGAGCTGCTCGCAGACCTGGTCGAGCATCTGCGGGATGGTGCCGTGCGGCTTGGCGCCCATCTCGATCAGCACCTTTTCCAGCAGGGCCTTGCGGCCCCAGGCGCTGCGCATCTGGACGAAATAGGCGCGGTTTTCGTTGGCGATCGCCAGCGCCGCGGTGGTCTTGCCGTAGCCGGCCGGGCCATACAGGGCGGCCATGCCGGGCAGGCCGGCGAAGCGCCCGGCGAGGCGCTCGGCGGCGGTGCGAACCAGTTCCAGGTTGTGGATCTGGGCGATTTGTGTCATATTGAAGCCTCCATGAAGTGAGTGGTACTGCATCCGGCCGCTGCCTGTCCTACCAGGCAGCGGCCATTTCTTTAGCCTGCGCGCCGCAGGTATGCCTTCCCCTGATTCGATCCCGGCCAGCGCGCCACGAAGTTGGCGTCGACGGTCGCCAGCGTCTCGCCGGCGTCCTGGCGGGCCTTGAGTTCCAGCCATTCGGCGTGGTTCTCGGCGGCGCCGCGTTCGCTGCGCGCCTTGGCCGCCGGCGCCGGCAGTGGCGTGACGCTGGCCTTCGCGGTCGGCGTCGGCGCCATCACGATGCCGCCGATGACCATGCTCCCGGCAACCGCCGGCCGGCCTTCGAGGGCGCGCCCGGCGCGGGCGGCCTGTTCCAGCCCGTGGCTGACGTGGGCGACGTTGGCGAACCCCGGCTGCGCCAGCTTGCCGGCGGCGGCGGCCTTCTCGCGCAGGCGGCGCTGAACCAGCTCGTCGACGTCCGGGCTGCCGCGCGTCTCTTCCTTGAGCTTGCGCCGGGCTTCCTTCATGCGCTCCTTCTGCTCTGCCGACGCCATCGCGGCGATTTCGGCGCGGTTGACGCCGGTGCGCTCCGGGCATTCGGCGACGCAGACGAATTCGCCCTCGTGATGGACGATGATCCGGCCGAGATCCTCGGTTTCGAAGACGTCGACCTCGTTGCCGACGTCGATGCGCGCCAGCGCCGGGGCGATGAACCAGGCGCCGTCGAGCAGGACGCCCTTCTTCTGCACCGTGCGCCGACCGTTGTTGCCGGCCGGACGCGCCAGCAGGAGGTCGAGGCTGCGCACGTCGTGGATGCGCCGCACCTCGCCAGCCCAGGCAGCGGCGCGGGCGAACGGCGTGGCGTCGATGCCGCCGTGTTCGCGCTGCTCGTAGATCCCGGCCAGCCACTCGTTGATCCGGCCCTGCAGGAACTCGCCGGTGCAGGTGCCGTCGACCACCTCGGCGAAATCGACGATCTCGCCCTTCCTGGCCAGCCGCTCGGCGAACGAGCGGCGCGATTCGATCGCCTTGCGCTCGGCCACGTTGTGCCCGACGAAGTTGGGCAGGGTTTCCAGGATGGAATGGTTCAGCGTGCCGATGAAGCGCTCGATGTGCGGCTTCTCGTCGCCCGAGAACGGCGCCGTCGTGCGGTGGTCGATGCCGAGCGCGCCGAGGACGCGGCGGAAGTGTTCCGACTGGTAGTCGTTGCCGTTGTCGGTGACGATCTGCTCGGGAACGCCCCACAGCAGCAGCGCCTGGCGCAGGGCGAAGCAGTGGGTCTGCGTCTTCGGCGTCGGCGCCACGACGACCAGGGCGCGCCGGCTGTAGTTGTCGATGATGCAGCTCACCGTGTACCGCCGCTTCTTGCCGTCCGGGTCCAGCAGCAGCCAGTCGGCCGGCGTCGCGTCCATCTCCCAGCGCTGGTTGAGGCGCAGGACATCCTCGGCGGCGCTGCCGTAGGCGACCATGGCGCGGCTTTTCCAGGCGTCCGGATTGGTCTGCTGCAGGTACAGTTCGGAATTCCCGGCGATCCACGCCTTCTGGAAGCGATAGACCTGGTAGTAGCTGGGCGCGGAGAACAGGATTTCGCCGGTTTTGCCGCATACCGCGGCGGTTTCCAGCAGGGCGTGCAGGTTTTCGGTCTTGATGCCGGGGCGCTCGATCAGGATCTTCTTGGCGTAGGCGGCAAGCAGCGGCACCGCCGAGAAGACGGTCCTGCCCTTCTTGTCCGACCCGTTGCGGTGGTCGATCAGCGCCGCGTAATCGCCGCGCTCGTAACTCGTCACCCAGCGGATCAGCGAGCGCGGCGAGAATTCCGGATAGGCGGCGCGAATCTCCTTCGCCGCCGGCACTTCGCCGAGCGCCCACGCCTGGGCGAAGGCCGCGAACGAGTGCGTGCGCTTCAGCGGCTGGCGTTTCTTGAACCACGTGGCCCAGGCGCGGGCGATCTCGCAGTGTGCCGTGAACGACAGCGCCGCGTGCCCGGAGAGGTTGCCGGACAGTTCGCGCAGCGAGGCCTCGGCGCGCCGCTGGCGGTCGGCCCGCGCCTGCGCGTCCTCGTCCTCGAGGCGCCGCAGCGCTTCCGCCGCCAGCGTCAGCACCTGGTGCATCCCGTCCTGGTTGTCGACGCGGTCGTACAGCGCTTCCTGGGCGCGGATTTTCTTGAGGACGGCGGGGGGCGGGGCGTAGAGGCGCTTGACGCCGCCTGCGCCGCCCTTTCCATCAACCTCTATCGACGGCCATTTTTCGCGGCCTACAAGGCCATACCAGCCCTTGCTCGATTGTGGGAAGTCCGGCAGCCGCAGCGCGGCCAGTTCGGCGCAGGAATAGTGGGTTTTCATGCCGTGCGGCCTTGTCGGGAGAGGGGGCAATCCATGCCGTTAAAATGGAAACGCAGGCTAGCCACTTGCATTTCATCAACCATCACAGGAGCCCCCTCATGGAAAAACATGTTGATGAATCAGTCGTCCGGATTACGGCCGGCCTTCTGCAAACGATCCAGTGCCTTGTTGTCGCCCTCGAGGCGACGCAGTCGTTGAACCGCGAGGCGCTTGAATTTGCTGTTGAGGCGCGACTTCGGGCGCTTCCGGATGACGACCTGACAGCGGTTCCGCTGGCGATGCTGGCGCAGTTTCTGCGCCCGAACGACCCGCCACCACCCGTACTCCGGCTGGTAAAACGCTGATTAGCGCCGACCGGCTGGAAAAGGCGGCCAAGCGAGCCTGCTCTGCGACGTTTCTGAGCAGTCGATTCCGGCTGAAACGGCCGGCGCGGAGGATGGTTTTTTTCATTTCCCCATCCTCTTCAGTCCAAGAATCACCTCGGCCGCCGGCTTCGCGACGCTGACCAGCCGCGCCCGCCCGTAGGCCCGGTCGACCACCACCACCAGCGTGGCGTCGCCGCACAGTTCGGCGGTGATGTCGGCGTCGACCCCGGCGGCACTGATTTCGCGGGACGCCCGCAGCATCTGCCGGCGCTTTTCCAGCACCGCTCCGTAACGGTGCAGCGCGCTCTTGCTTACGGCGTGGCCGCGGTGCCGAAGCTCGTCCGAAAGCGCCTCGTAGCCGCCGAACCCGGACGCGACCAGGCGCCCGTCGATTTCTTCCTGCACTTCCGCCGGCAGGCGGGTGATGGCGTTGAGTCGCCCCATGGTTATTTCCTCCGGTTGATCAGGATCGCCTCGAGCGCCTTCTTGCGCGCCGCGAGCCGGCGTTCCTCGTGGTGCAGCCGCGCCCAGGCCAGCAGGTCGGCGTCGTCGGCGCTCACCACCTGCCGCCCGCCGAGCTTTTCGGCGGCCAGCCCGAGCAGGATGTCCTCGCCGAGCGCGGCGTCGAACGCCAGCGCCCGGCGGAACGGGATTTCCCGCCCCTGCTGCTGGTGCGACGGCGCGACATAGCCGTTGAGGGTGTCGACGCTGATCTTTTCGCCGGTGAGAAAGCTCATGCGCTCGGCGATGCGCTCGCGGGTCAGGCCGCGTTCGCGCGCCCGCTCCATCGCCACCGCCATGCGGGCGGCGATTTCCACCGCGCAGCCGAAGGCGCCGGGGTGCTCGCGGTCGCTGGCGAAGAGGTCGCCGGAGGCGTGGTCCAGGGGGGCGCGCATGTCAGTTTTCCGGGGTCAATTCGACGGGCGCGCCGTCGTCGTCCGTGGTAGGCTTGACATTGATCCAGCGCCGCCACAGGCGCGGGTTGCCGGCCGTGACTTCGTGCGCGTACCGCGATGGCCAGATCTCCGAAGGCTCGACGCGCAACGCCCTGGCGATCACCCGGTCGACCTTCGGATACGGCACGCGCAGCGCGCGCCGGATGACCGAAGGATGCAGCCCGTAACAGTGGGCCATGTCCGTCATCGAGCCGAACAGCTCGCGGATTCGGTACTTGATGTACTCCTTGGTCCAGTCCTGTTGAACGCTGGGTTTTTTGACCATGTCAGTTGCCCGGTTTGAAATTGACAGGTCGAATGATAAGCAACGAAGTGCAACGGCGTCAACAGTTGCAAATAAATAATTTT